AACATTTATAAAAAACTTAAAGTCATATATCTATTGATATAAAATGATTCCTATTCGTGAAATTCGTAACAAGTTGTTGTCTACGTATAGTCAATTTTTTATTCTACAAATTAAGGTTGTAGAGAATATGTCGAATTATCAAGAAGTAAAGAATTTGTATATTCAAAATGCAAATAATCACAACAATAATGTAATGAATAATAATTTTATTGATGCTGGATTTAATTTGTTACTAAGAGAAGAATTGAATTGTGATTGTTCGCAAGTAAACAAAGTTGATTTTGGTGTAAAGTGTTCTGGAAGAATGATTTGTGATAATGGAAAAGAGTATCCAAGTGGATATTACATGTATCCAAGATCTAGTACTGGATCAAAAACAGCTCTTCGTTTGGCGAATTCAGTTGGTATTATTGATTCGGGATATAGAGGAAATTTGATGGCTTGTTTTGATGTAAAAACAAGCACAAATAGTGCTTCATCATTTGAATCATTTACTTCTCTTATTCAAGTTTGTGCGCCTTCATTGGTTCCTATTGTTGTTCTTATTGTAGATGAATTGGATGAAGATACAGAAAGAGGTGATGGTGGGTTTGGTTCAACAGGAAGATAATTTGTCTTGTATTATATTATAATAATTTATAATATAATGAAAATAAATGAAACATTGATTTATATAATTATTTTTTTCTTGTTATTATTTTTATTATATTTTATTCCAAAACTAATGATTTTTTTATTTAATTCGATAATGGGATTCATAATAATATTTACGATTATATATTTAATTTCCAGAAAAAAGAATTCTTTTCGATTTAATCATTCCATGGCTTTTGGATTATTTATGATATTTATTATATTTTACTTGTCGATTTCAAAAATGATTTTTTCGAATAAGGGTGCTTCGCATTCAGTCGCTTCGCTTCCAGTCGCTTCGCTTCCAGTCGCTTCGCTTCCAGTCGCTTCGCTTCCAGTCGCTTCGCTTCCAGTCGCTTCGCTTAAAGAAGGTTATACATCTTCTTCTTGGTCTGATGATTTAATTGATCGATTTTTAGCCTATCAATATTATCATAATCCAAATTATATTTTTGATATAAATATAATTCAAAAACAAGCATCGGCAAAAGAAGCAGAAAAATATTTAAAGAATGGAAAATGGAATTGGTCTAGTGAAGTAGAGAAAATATATAAACAATATATCTATAATGCTCCATTTGTGAGTTTTGACACGAATGCATCAATGGAAAACGCAAAAAAGATATATAATGAAGAAGCCATTACTCAATTGATGTCTTGGAATAGTAAAGAAGGACAATTTATATTAAATGGTGCTGTCATTGGTCATTCTAAAAATTTACCAAAAAATGTAAATAACCAAATTAAATGTAATACAAAAGGACAAATGATGAAAATAATAAATAAAGATGTGGATATATACCCCGGATATATGATCCAAGAAAAAACAATTTTACCTTCTGAAGATATTCCAAAAACATTAACTGGTTTTCAATTTATAGACGGAAATTGTAATCCTTGTATACAAGAGAAAAATAACACTTGTAAATTTAAATTAAATATAGGTGATGGCGGAGAAATAAGTTCCATTTGGAAATATTTATGGGGATTAAATAAAACAGAATATACAAAAAAAGAAAATAGAGAAAATATAGGTGTTCAACCACCGAAAGTGGATCCATTATATGAAAAAAATCTACAAATCAATCAAAATTTTTAATATTCATCATATTCCTCATCCATTGGCTGACTACACGAACGCATTATTTCCAATTGTTTTGGTGTTGTATTTATTTTATTTATAGTTTCATTACTTAATAATAGTTCATTAAAATGAAATCCAATATGTTGATCCGGAATTTTATTTATATTATAACTTAATTGTTTTCCATTTGAATTGCTTCTTGCCGTTAAAAACATTTTATTTATTTTTGTCCCTGCTGTGTTCATTACAATCCATAAATCATCGTGTAGCGACTTGAGTAATACATCATTATTTAAATTATTTTCATTCATATATTCCTTCAAGTTATTTAATACTTTTTCCGTTTCCACATTCATAAAAGAATCATTATTGCAACGAAATAATAATTCTTGGACTTTTTGTCTGAAAATATAACAAGTCAAATCTTTTATTACATAATTTTTTATACCCAAATTTATTATTTCACCAGACATTTTTTTTCCAGATATGTAAACAAATATCGAAGAAGGATTATAACAAGATAAATGATATGTTTTATTTGATTCGCTGAATAATGAGTAAATATATAATTCATCCGTCCATTCATTTTTCTTGTAATCATAAATCAATCCATTTTCAACACTTATTGTAATATCTTTAAAACAAGGATACAATAATGAATGAATTATTTCTCCATAAACCAATCCACCATTCTCTATATTATCAATAAAAAAATATTCGCCTTTTGAATAAGAATTTGCTAATTCATTTAATGTTAAAACAGAATGATCCATTCCAAAACCTATAAAAATATTTCCTATTTCTTGATTAAGTAGAGAAGACAAAGTTTCTATATTTTTACTTCCAGAAGTAGAATTTCCATCTGTTGTAAAAATATGTGTAATTAAATAATCAGGATTCTTTTCTTTGAAAGATTGTATTTCTTTCAAAGCATTATTTAATGCTAGTTCAATATTGGTTCCATTTCTTGGTCTCATTTTTTTTAGAGAAAATAATAAATTATCCAAATTAGAATGTGTTATTTTTTGTAGAGGAATTATTTTCTCTATATTATCATCAAATCCATCTACTTGGATCCAGATATCAATCTCTTCTGAGAAAGAAGCAAATAAAGTTAATATATTTCTTATTGCGTGAATAGAATGAGCCATTTTTGTTCTTTCATCAGAACAATAATCACCCATCGAACCAGAAATGTCATTTGTAAAAAAAATAAATATAGGTGTTTTGTTTATTAATGATTCTTTTAATTGAATATGTAATGTACCGAAATTCATATCATTATTTGAAAATATTTTTGGACAATATTTTTTTTGGTTATTCTCGTGAATTTGTATTGAAATATTTTCAATAAACACATCATCTAATAGAGAATATTTATTCATTAATTATTCTATAATTTATAATATATTTAAATTATAATATAAAAATTATTACTACATAAATTTATATGAACGATTCCGAAACCTTGCTTGAAATGAAGAATAAGTTGCTATCAGCGCAAATTACAGATGAAAATGTAGCTCTCAATGTTATGGTTTCTTTTTTGAATTTAGCCCAGAGAAGAGGAATTTTTTCTATTGATGAGTCGGCAAAGATTTGGGAGTGTATTGGAAAGTTTCAAAAGAACACCACTTCATAAATTATATATAATTATATTATATATGATTCGATTAGGAAGAGCATTTGATAATTATGTTTTATTTATTATATTTATTAAAATATTATTTATACTTTTTGCTCTTATTACTTTTTTATTAAAAACGAAAATAAAATATTCAAAGAATAATGATAAAAATATAATATCAATTTATAATAATATATCGCTTTGTAAAGAAACATTAGAATTTTTATTTATTATTTCAACTGCTCTCGTTTGTATTATTGTATTCTATCCTTTTTATAAAGAGCCAGTAATTATAGATAAACATACGAGAGTATTATTATTTTTATATGGATTCATTATTCTCATTACTGCAAATTGGAGTGTTTTAACTAAACTACCTAGTTGGTTTATTGATGTGCAAAAATAGTTTAATACTCAATAAAAAAATATAATTAAGTTACAAGAATGACAAAGACAAGAACAAAACATTAATCATCTTCTGAATCTGAGTCCGAATCCGCCCAACTACATTTTTGAGAAACAATTTTTTTGCAATCCTCCTTCAACTTTTGAATCTTTGCTTTTTCTTCATCGGTCATTGGAAGAACTGGTGCTCTTGGAAGCGGTGCTTGAGCGAGACCGGGTGCTTGTGGAAGGGGCGCTTGAGCGAGACTGGGTGCTTGTGGAAGGGGCGCTTGAGCGAGACCGGGTGCTTGTGGAAGCACCACCATATCTGGAAGCATTGGCGCAGAGCGAAGAGCAACCATATCTGGTAGTGTTGGCGCCAACGGTGTTTGGCTTGCTTTGAGTTTATCTGCGTAAGTCACTGCTTTTGTCACAGCCATTGGCTTTTGGATTGGTTCTTTTTCTTCTCCTTCTTCTTCGTCATCGCTCGATTCGACAAGTGAATCGAATTTTCCTTGTGCCAATACAACAACTGGCTTTGGTTTTTCAGCGGGTCTTGATTCTTTCTTCTTCTCTGTGTTCACTTTGCAGTACTTGAAAGTGTGTCCTTTTTTGCCACATTTGCGACAATTCAGTGACAACAAGAGAGGACAGACTGTGACTCCATCGGGACCTGGTTTATCACGAACGTAATGAGAAGTGTATTCTTTTTCACACTTACCTGCGTCTTTGCAAACTTGGCAAAGAGCTTTTTTCGCGGTTGTTGATTTCATTGAGTACGACATCGTTTTGTTTGGTTGTTTGAGCGCTTTGGATCTGTGAGGTTTTGTTGATGGCCAAAAAGATTTCAATTTTTTTATTTTGTATGGAATTTTCGTATAACTGAAAATCTTTAAATAAATATATATTAATCAATCAAAAACCAATATATTCATATATATTATTGAGTTTTAAAAAATTGAAATTTTTTTGGAAAAATGTATTATTGTACTTTTCCAAAATGAACGTTACTCGTTTCAATCGTTTTCTCAAGTTTTCAAAAGTTGATAAAAAGTCCTATCAAGAAGAAGGTATAAGGTGGTGTGTTGACAAGGAAATCAATCACAAAGATGGTGTGCGAGGTGGATTCATTTGCGATGAAATGGGATTAGGTAAGACAATAATGATGTTGGCTGTCATTATTGTAAATATGATTCCCAGAACATTAATTGTTCTTCCAAATGCTTTGATGGAGCAATGGAAGAATGAAATACGTAATAAATTAGGTCATAATGCTCTTATTTATCACGGAGACAAAAAGAAATCAATTTCTCTAGAACAATTAAATAAATCATTTATAGTGATTACTACATATGGAACAGTAGCTACTGATTCAGATTTACATAAAGTGATTTGGTCTCGTGTGATTTTTGATGAAGCACATAATATTAAAAATAAAAATACAAAACGCTTTTCATATGCTTTACGATTGAATACAAGAATTTGTTGGTTAGTTACGGGAACTCCTTTACAAAATAGTTTATCTGATTTTCGTAGCTTGGCTTCTTTGTTACGTATAAATAATAAAAAAGATGAATATATATGTAAACATTTTGTATTGAAGAGAACAAAAAAAGAAGTTGGATTGGAATTGAATCCAATTGTTACTTTTAGACAGGTCATTCCGTTTGCTTCGAAAGAAAAAAAGATTCTCGAAACTATGGATTATTCTTCTGTATTGGTAAGATTTTTAAGAGAAAGGCAATTATGTATATTTCCTCCAATGATTCAATACTCTAATGTAGGTTCATCTAAAATGGATTGTGTTGTTAGGAAAATAGTAGAGAATAATAATAATAACGGAAAGTTAATATTTTGTCATTTTCGTCAAGAAATGGATGAATTGAAAAATAGGCTGGAAATGATTGGAATGGAAAAGATTCATATTTATGATGGTAGAGTAAATATGAATCAACGAAATGAAATTCTAAAAAATAAAAATAATGTATTGATTCTTCAGATTAAAACTTGTTGCGAAGGATTGAATCTTCAAGAACATTATAGTGAAATTTACTTTGTTTCTCCACATTGGAATCCTTCGGTTGAACAACAAGCGATTGCCAGATGTCATCGTTATGGACAACAAAAAGATGTTCAAGTGTATCGATTTTATATGGACGATTCCATTGAACAATATATATTGGCTATCCAAGAAAAAAAGAATTTAATTGTTGAATCATTGTTTTGAAATGGGCTCGTATATGGTTATTTTTTATTGCGTGGTTGATAAAAACATTTTTGTTTTTCCAGAACGATTGTTGGATCTATTAATGTAAATAATATTATTCATTTTATATTTTCCGAAAGGAAAATATAAAATAACGCTCCGTGTAGGACTCGAACCTACGACCTTGTAGTCACAGCTTTGTTCGTAAACAAAGTAACAGCTACACGTAATAACCACTATACAAACGAAGCAAATGTAAGATTTCTCTTACTTGCACACAAAGGGATTCGAACCCTTGAGGCCGAAGCCACGCGGTCTTAAGTCGCGCTCCTTAACCAACTCGGACATATGTGCTTGGTGCTCCCACCCAGACTTGAACTGGGGTCTTCTGCTTATAAGACAAATATTCTAACCAACTAAACTATGGGAGCATTTGAACTTTTCAGTTCATATACCTATAATACTTTCTTTTTAAATCAATTAAAAAGAAATATTAATTGATAGACAAATTATTCAGCGGGATACAATATCAAATCGGGTTCTTCTATGCAAGGATGGTTGCTATCTACCCAATAGCATACATCATTTAAGAAAGGAACCCAATATCCAGCAAATTTTTTTGTATCATATTCATATGCTTTATCGTGTCCATTTGGATTCTGTGTTACCCAATATTTTGTTGTTGCTGATGTTTCAATGCGAATTGTCATTATGAAGAATAACAAAAGAAATATATATATAATTATTTCAATTTTATACAATTATTGTTGGTGTACTGTGTGCACAGTGTTTATTACATAAACACTCGCGATTATTGTATAATATATCAAGAAATATGATATATTATAGTATTATACAATAATCGTATGAATAGCAGAAATGAGTGATGATTCGATAAATGAGTGATGATTTGAGAAATGAGTAAATACATAAAAAAAGAAGATAAATTAAGTTACAAATCAAACACAATCATCAATTCAACAATTCAACAATTCAACAATTACTTTTCTTCCTCAGAATCTTCTACCAACTCTTCCTCATCTTCCTCGTCTTCTTCTTCCTCATCTTCTTCAAAAACAATGATTTTATCTTTGGGAAGCCAATAGCCAGCATATTCACTTGTATCTTTGCGCCACGCTGTATTGTCTTTTTCTTTGACAAGATATGTTACACCATTGTATGTAACAGGCGTCACCTTCACTTTTGCCTTTGTTGTTGCTGGTAGTTCATCTTCGATATTCTCTACACTTAGCTCGTCGCTTTCAACTTTGTCTGCTTCCTTTTTGGCTTTTTCTTCTGCTTCCTTTTTGGCTTTTTCTTCTGCTTCTTTTTTGGCTTTTTCTTCTGCTTCCTTTTTCGCATCTTTTTTGGCTTTTTCTTGTTTCTTGGCTTCTTTTTCAGCTTCTTTTCTGGCTTTTTCTTGTTTCTTGGCTTCTTTTTCTGCTTCTTTTTGTGCCTTTTCTTGTTTCTTGGCTTCTTTTTCAGCTTCTTTTTGTGCCTTTTTTTGAGTTGGTTTTTTGACTACGATTTTTGGAGATTCTGTGATATCACTTATATTTTCTTCATTTTCTTGTGAAGAAGAAGAAGAAGAGTTGGGAAATTGAAGTGAAAGTTTGAGTGGGTTCGCTGGAGCAGGAGGTGTTGCTGGTGATGAAGGAGGAGGTGTTGATGGTGATGAAGGAGGAGGTGTTGATGGTGATGAAGGAGGAGGACTTGCTGGTGATGAAGGAGGAGTTGCTGGTGCCTGTACAGGAGCAGGTGTATCTCCCATTTCTTGATCTTGAATCATTATTTGAACCAAGTCTTCTTCGTTGTCATTCAAAGCAACTTCGACAATGTTTGTTGCTTTTTTGGCTCGTGTCACCTTGGTGGGTTCTGTTTGTTCTTTTTTGTTTGGTCGTCCTCGTTTGATCTGTTCGGGTTCAAGAAAGTGGTTAGTATCAAAGGGAAGATTGTATTTGGTTACCTCGCCGAGGACAAATTCCTCGGTTAAATTCATTTTTTTCATAATTTGTATAAAGTGAGTCGGCTTTTTTCCTTTGGGGTCTTTGTATTCGTCTCCTTGTTCAATGCGCTCATCAATCGTCCCGTATTCTGGTTTCCCAAAAGGGGTATTGTTTGCTTTCTTGAAACAAGAGAAGCAAAGTCCATTGGAAGCCGGGGCATTCAAACACTGGCTATACAATCCCTTGTTGGGAAGGATTGCAATGCAACAGTCCTCAATTTGTTCTCCAGAGAATGGAAGTGGAAACTTGGGTTGCTCCCGTTTGGGTGCTCGCAGTGGTTTGGCTTTGGCTCCAATATTCACGCGAAGTTTCTCTTCGACACCCAAGAAAGCAAAAGCTTCATCAGGGTCAAATTCGTACTTCTTGGATAGCTTGAAAATTGTATCTTTGATTGCAGTGTTGATTGCGCTTTGCATGGCGTTGACTTTAACGTTATAGACGAATGAGGACATTGTTGATTGGTTTCGGTTCGGTTCGGTTTTCGGGCATTTAAAATAATCTTGTTGAGAAAAATATTTTCAATTTTTTTAATTTATATGTGATTTTAGAAGAACTGAAAAAATGAAAAATAAATGATATGAATGAAAAAAAGATTGATTAAATTACAGAAAATCATTTCAACATAGGAGGATCCAAAATACAACGCAAAAGTTCTGTGTCAAGACAAATAACATTCGTCAAACTGTGAAACACGCGATATGGTAATAGTTTCGTTCCACCAAAAACGTCCGGCTCGTGTTCCAGCTTTGAATCAATCCAGAAAGTAATTCTCTCCATCCAAAAGGCACGTTTGTTTGAAAAGCGAGGTCCGCGTAAAATCTCCGAAAGAACAATGACAGCTTGGTCAATTTCGCCAATTTGGATCAGTTCAAGCACGTGTTGAACGTATGGGTTCTTGCCGTTTGGAAATCGCAACTTTAGTAGAAATTGTAAGTATTCTTGAGCGAAGATATTTTCGAAATCAGTTGTTGACATTTTTGTCTTGTAAAAGAAATAAAATTGGATAAAAAATTTCAATTTTTTAAAATAGTATGATATTTTGAAAGAACTGAAAATATAATACAAAGATAGAAATGAAATAATATAATATGAATGAATTAATAGGGAATAAATATAGACTTGTTGAAAAAATAGGAGAAGGAAGTTTTGGTTGTGTATATAAATCAGAAAATATAAGAACGAGAGAAATGGTAGCAATCAAAGTAGAGAAAAGAAGTAGTAATATAGGTTTATTAAAGAATGAAACAAAGATATATCAGTATTTAAATTCTTTCAAAAATAATGTGGGAATACCAAAATTGTATTGGTTTGGTGTGGATAATAGAAATAATTATATGGTTATGGAATTATTAGGGACAACAATTAAAGAAGAAGATATAATGAATAATGTTTTCAAGCAGATGTTGAATGTAGTTGAATATATACATTCAAAGGGGTTGATACATAGAGATTTAAAGCCAGAAAACTTTTTGTATGATGAAAAGAAGAAAAATGTATATTTAATTGATTATGGTTTTTGCAAGAGTTATAAGATGATAGATGGAATACATATAGAGAAAAAAAATAAAAAAGATAGACCAATACTAGGAACGCCAAATTATGTTAGTATAAGGGTATTGGAAGGTGAAGAAGGAAGTAGAAGAGATGATTTAGAGTCGTTGGTATATATAATGTATTTTTTGTGGAAAAAGAAAATAAATGTTGAAGATAAATATTTATTTCAAAGAAAGGATAATAATATACCGAAAAATATGTTATTATTTTTCGATTCTTGTAGAGAAATGGAATTTGAAGAAGAACCAAATTATGAATATTTATCTTCTCTACTTTTATAGAATAATTATTTTATCAAAAAAATAATTATTTTTCATTTTCTATATATTTTTGTTCTATTTTGTTTTGTTGTAATAATGAAGGTAAAATAGACATAAATATTTCATCGATATTTGTTAGATTCATTCCGCATTTCATAATCCGATCATTAAAACTTTCAGAATAATTATCACTATTATTATTGTAGTGACAAATAGCTCGATTCACAGAAATATAAACACCACGAATGGGTGAATAAGGATTTTCAAAATCCATATATTGTTCAGAACCTTTTTCCCATTGGTTTTTACATTTTATCCAAAAGCTTAATTAGTGAAGCTTTGGCTTCACTAATTAACTTCAGATTTATTATAGAGAAGCCACAGCTTCTCTATAATAAATACCAATTTTTATTCTTGACACTTTTTGTTTGAATAGGTCTATCTATTTGAGGAATATTTCTCCACAGACTATTAAAATATTTATTCAATTGTTCTTTATTATGACTCTTATTTCCATCAAAACTTTTAAACATTTCCAAATCAAATGTTTGTGGAATAGTATCTTCAAAGTTTAGTGCATTTGAACAAGTTTCATTCAAATAAACATTAATATCGAATTTATTATTATTAGTAATATTATTAACATTAACAATAGATTGTTTCTTTTCGAGTTCATTTATTTTCATTGTTAATTCGTTGATCAAAGAAGATTGTTTTTCGATAAGTGAAGTTTGTTTTTCTGCTAATGATTGTTGATTTTCTACTAATGTCTCTACTAATGATTGTTGAGCAGTAACAACATTTAATATTTTATTCGTTTCTGTTTCTTTTTCTTTTACAACGGTACACTTATTTCTATGAAAATGTAAGCTTTGTCTATAAGAATATTCTTTGGAACAATTTTCACATTTATATTTTTTTGTTGAAGTAATTGTATTAGATGATACATTTTTGAGATGTCTAATCGATTGTATATGTCTATTATAATCTTTTTTATATTTTGTATGATAATTACAATGTGTGCAAGTGAAATAGGCAATAATAGTTGCTTTTTCATTGTCCATTATATATTTATTACTGATAATAGTCTTAAATTATTTTAGGCAAAATGTTTACATTTTTATTTACATTTAGTGCCTATTTTGCCTATTTATTTTAACGTCTCATAAATGATATATTAATATGATTATTTCTTACTTCTAGAAGTGATAATAATATGGATCATTAACAAGAATATTTTTCAGTCACAGATTCAGTCCTCGAAAATGGAACCCAAAAAAGAGGGTTCCATTTTCAAAAAGCCAAAAGACTTTATGGAATTTTTGTTTTTTCAGAAAAATATTTTTCTCCTATTTTATATATTTTGTCTTATTAACTTTTCCCAGAGAAATGGTTACAAATGATGACGTTTTATTTACATTTTTATCTTATTTCTCTTAGTTATTGTATCATATCAAAAAATATAATTAATATAATTAATATTATTATTTCTTACTTCTAGAAGTAATAATATTTTTCAGTCACATAAGTCATTATAAAATTCATCTATTTGTACTGAAATAAATAATTCATCTTTCTTGGAAAAGAAAAGAAAAATAGTTATAATACACTATTCCGATCTGATATAGTAGAGAAAATATATTATTAATAAAGCAGAAATGAGTGATGATTCGATAAATGAGTGATGTTATTTTGGGATACAATTAAATGAATTATTTATTTCAGTACAAATAGGACAATCACACGTCAAATCGATTTCAGTACTTTCTCTATATTTTGATAGACAAGGGACGCAATAAGAAGTGATGGAATCACAAAATTCCACTTCTCTATTATTATATTGTTGACAACCATTACATTTCCAAATAGCGTGGTCAATTGGATAGCAAATATAATCGCAATTATAACAAATATTTTTCTTTCCATAACCGATTTTACGATAATATATCCATTTTCCTTCGTGGTTGCGTCCAACCATTTGATTGCATTTATAACAGATTTTGTCACTCATTGTTTTCAAATAATATTTTATTATTGATAAAATATCATTTCAATTTTCTAATATATATTATTATTTTCTAGAAAAAGATAATTCAACAATATATTCTTTATAGAAAGCAAAAGCAGAAATGAGTGATGAAAGCATAAATGAGTAATATTATTTCTTCGAAGAAAAGAAATAATAAATATATCAAAGTAGAGAAATATTAACAGTTTGGGTTTTCTCTACTTATCAGAAAATAATAATCTTTTTCTTGGAAGAAAGAAAATAATCTTTTCTAAGAAAAATAAAATAATTATTTCTAAGAAAAAGAAATAATCAAAGTAGAGAAATATTAACAGTTTGGGTTTTCTCTACTTATCAAAAAATAATAATCATTTCTTGGAAAGAAAGAAAATAATCTTTTTCTAAGAAAAATAAAATAATTATTTCGAAGAAAAATAAAATAATAAATATGTCAAAGTAGAGAAATATTAACAGTTTGGGTTTTCACTACTTATCAGAAAATAATAATCTTTTTCTTGGAAAAAAAGAAAATAATCTTTTCTAAGAAAAAAGAAAATAATCTTTTCTAAGAAAAAAGAAAATAATTATTTCGAAGAAAAGAAATAATAAATCAATCAAAGTAGAGAAATATTAACAGTTTGGGTTTTCTCTACTTATCAGAAAATAATAATCATTTCTTGGAAAGAAAGAAAATAATCTTTTTCTAAGAAAAATAAAATAATTATTTCT